TACTAATATTTGGAATTAACAAATTTTACGCAATACGACAGGACACATATCCTGAGTACTATAAACTATACAACACCATAAGGAGAACATAATGGAGATCAAATCATTCAAAATGATCAGTGGCGAGGAAATAATTGGTAAAGTTAATGCAGTCATTAATGACGTATGGGTTCTTGAGAGCGTTCGTCTAATTATCACACAAGCAGCAGGACCAAACAAGCTTGGAGTTGGATTTATGCCATATATTGTCAGCAACATGGAAGGAAAGAATAATATTTACAGACACGCTGTAGCCTGTGAACCACAATCAATCGCAAAGGACCTAGAGATGATGTATCTTGAGAACGTTTCAGGATTACAACTTCCCCCATCGGGTTCTGCTAAATCAATCATAATGAGTTAACATGGCCGTTATAGTCTTTACGTGTGATACATGCAAGCGGACTCTTGAACTAACTGAAAACAAAACAGGGTTCGAGGTGTTCACTCATTGTATCATTACGCAAAGTTGTAAGGGGACATTGATTAAGACAGGACGGAAGCTTGGATATCAGACAGGAAAGCCAACACCACTTGCAGTTGGCTTACAAGATTGGAGTCCAAGAAAGCTTCTGTTCACTCACGAACAAGGACGGCCCGCAACCACATGGAGTATTCGACACAATCTTGGGGTAAACCCAGCTGTGTATGCTTATAAGTTTGTTGGTGACGATCTTATTGAAATTGAACCATTATCGATTGTGTATATTGATCCAAATTCTGTTGAACTTACATTCAATGATTCTGAAGAAGGATTAGCACAATGTGTTGCCAGATCTACAGCACCTCCACGATCGGCAATCGTTCCAGTAGCATCACCTGTCGTTGCACAACAAATCTCAACGACAGGTCAACTAACAATTGCAACACGAGAACTACTTGCAAACGTTACCATAACAATGCAGTTCCTATCACCCATCGATGCTTCTCCGCTTGTATCGACTAATGTCCCATTTTCAACACTATCGTCACTTGCATCACCATGGGGCGATACGGAAATAGTTCTAATTAACGGAAGATCATATCGAGTTAGAACAGCAAATATAGAGTCAATTATTAACTCTCTTAGTATTGCACAATATGCCCCGTTCTATTTTACTGGAGCATTCTTACCTGGACCTATTCCATATCCACTTGAACAGGTTAATATCCTGCTTGGAAAGTTTCCATATGCAACAATAGATAAGGATTTTATCCATATTGTGCCCATGTCAACAATCACAACTGCACAAACAGCGATATTGACATATCAAGAAGATGCTGAATTATTCGTTCAACCAGAACTAATCAAGCAAATTTACCCACCAATCAGATTTGGTACGTTGTAACCCAAAAGATTCTATCGTATAATATCTAATTACGGTAGGAGTAATATGCAGTCAGAAAAGCAAAAACTACTTATAGAGTATCTAATATCATCACCAGATGTTTATGCACTATGTCTTGGTATTGTTAGACCTCAATACTTCAATCCTGAATTTCGCAACATTGTCAAGTTTATAGAAAAGTACTATAAAGATTACAGTACAGTTCCATCACTTGAACAGATTTTTGCCGAAACGGATGTCAAGTTAACAAAGCACATATTAACTCGTGACCAAATTGATTATTGTGCTACAGAGATTGAAACGTTCTGTCGTGATTGTGCAATCGAAGAAGCAATCTTCGCTTCTCCAGCGTACCTAGAAAAGGGCGATTATGGTAAGATCCGTTCACTAATTTCAGATGCGTTACTTGTATCTTTACATAGAAATGCTGGTGTCGACTTTACAGAAGACGCAAGCTATCTAACCAAGACGTTTGAATCGTACAAACCATATCCAACTCTTTGGACAGAGTTTGATGAGATCCTTGAAGGAGGTCTAAACAGACAAGAACTTCTAATTGTTGCAGGTAATTCCGGTGCTGGAAAATCTGTTGTTCTAACAAACCTTGCTGTTCGATATGCTGAACAAGGATTGAAGGTTCTTTACATCACTCTTGAACTTGGTGTACCCGTGGTTTATAAGAGGACAACCTCGATAGCAACAGGAATACCGTCATTCCAAATGATGACAAGAATGACGGAGGCAATGGAAAAGATACGACAGATGAAGGATTCTCTTCGGCTGGTCATCGAGAAGATGCCTTCGTCAACAAAACCATCACATATTAGGTCGTTTCTTAAAGAGTTTGAACTTAAACGTGGTTATATTCCTGATGTTTTAATTGTCGACTATCTTGACCTAATGTCGCCAGACGAACACGTCAATGCTGGTGATTTTTTTACAAAGGACAAACACTCATCAGAAGAACTTCGTGAGATTCTTGTTGACTATGATATGATTGGAATTACAGCTTCACAGTTAAATAGAGAATCTGTTAAGGCAACGACACATGATCACAGTCACATTGCTGGTGGTATTAGTAAGATTAACACAACAGACGTTCTTGTGACAATTCTTAGAACAGAATCAATGAGAGCAGCTGGTGAAATAGCATTACAGTTTGGTAAGACAAGAAACAGTGAAGGAACGGGTAGGGTTGTCTATTTGACGTGGTTGAGAACGTTACGAATTGAGAACCGCAATGACGGTTCTCAAGGATTAAAACTTAACACGAAACCCAATCCATCAAACAAAGACCCAAAAGTAAATAAAACTGATAATACTCCAACAAAGCAAATACAACTACTTGATATGTTTGGAGATAAGGAGAAGAAATGAAAAAGGTAGAACCAATAACAAAAATTGGAGTCGATAATGTTGAACATGATATTGTCAATCTTCCAGATAATGTTAAAAAACTAGTTGAACTGTACGAAGAAACAACTCAACGAAAGCAAAATGCTCAAGATGAGCACGTCATTGCAGACGCAGCAATGCAGACACTCGCACAGTCAATTATTAATGCTGTTCGTCAACACGTTGCTGAGGTCGTAAAGACCGCAGCAACACAAACAACTGAAAAGGAAGCTGCAAATGGCTAATTATGAGGACGATGAAGTCAAACTTGAGGTAGGACACGCAGTAGCGATTGAGTACGAAAAAAAGAATTGCGATATCGTAGAACGATTTATCGTTCCTGTTGCTATTCCTAAAGAATATATCAGAGCTATTGATGTCTCTGGTGACGACTATGACGAAGTCGCTGTTGCAGAAATGGAACATTATGTTACTGAGTATGCTCAGTACGTTAAGGACCATATGTCTTCAATGTTCACATTCGAAGATTTCGTTGATCATACCTTTAACGAATCGATCGAAGTTCAATGGAAAACATTCAATATTTACGGAATCTGGGAAGTCGATGACATCATTTTCATGGATGATGAAGATGATGAAGATTCTGATGAAGATTCTGATGAAGATTCTGATGAAGATTGGTCTGATGGCGAAGATGACGAAGACGAAGATGATGAGTCAATTTCCTGGCCTTGGGACAAAGAATAATCTTGTGCAATAAATCGTTGTGTCACAATAAATACTCTAAACACACTGAGGTTTGTTATGACACAACGAAACAAAATTAAAGAGAGTGCTGCTGGTGGTGCTGGTGGTGCTGTAGGTGGTGGTGCTGTCGCTGCTGTTCCTTCTCGTCTTCTCAAGGGGTCCACTGGAATCCGTCGTCGCCAGAAAGTTGCTGGTATTCCTGTAATCAAATACAAAAACGAGGCAAACGACGTTCTTAACAAACTATCGCTTCGTCAAAGTTTCCTTACAGGTCTTCTTAACGAATACGCACAAAATATGTTCTCTCCTGCTGATGTAGAGGGAAAGATGCGGGCTGCTGAGAAGAAAATGGACTTTCAACAAAATACAATTGCTTTCGGTCTTCAAGATGACCAGGGCAATATCGTAAAAGTCTACGTTCGTCCAGAACAAGCTAATGACTTTCAACAAGCTGTGTCATCACAATTAGAGGACGCAGTTAACACTTCTGCGGAGATTGCAGAACTTCTGTTTAACCTTCACAACCGGTTTGACATTGTTCACACTGAATGGCCAAATATTGCTGAAGATCAAGAAGAGGAACTTCCAGCTGGGGGTGAGGGAGATGTTGAGGGTGGTGATGAAGGAGAGCTACCAGATTTAGAGGGCATGGACGAAGTTCCACCTGGCGATGAGGGAGCAATGGCTCCAAGTCCCGATGAAGGTGTTAAGTCTGCACTTAATAAAGTGATTGACATGCTCAAGTCCGATGCAGAAGCACGTAAGGCTGAAGCTGATGCTAAGGCTGCTGAGGCGCGCGCAAAAGAAGCTGAATACACCGCACAGATTGCTACACAGAAAGTTCGTTCCGAACAAGAAGTTCTCGATGCTGAAGCGTACTACCGTCAGAAGAAGGAAGACCAGAAAGAAGCAAGAAAACTTACAATGTTGGCTAAGTACCGTCACGATCAAGCACGTGAAACAGAAGATGGAATGGTTCAGGGAATGTTTGGTGAAGGATATCGCCAGTATAGTGGTGTTGATCGACAACTTGATGGCGATGGTTGGGAAGAAAATGGCGGAATAGGTCTTTGGTCGAATCCACATTATACAGTTTGGGTTGATACAAATCCAGGTGAGATAATTATTGTATATCCAATTCGTAATAACGGCGCTTTTAGGAACTCAGAAGATGATTTTGTTACAATGGTTAGGACTTATGAAGAACTTCAAGATTGGCTGAATGATACTGTCAGTGAGCATAACCAACGTCTTCCACAAGGTGTAACAAATGGGACATTCGATTATGCCAAACAAGAAAGTGAATGGCACGAAGAAGACAAAAGACGTCGCGTTGAAAACAATTGGGATAGGTAATGTTCAATAAACTAACATTCAAACAATATCTCGATCTGATGGAGCAAGATCAACTTGGTCAATTGGATACACAACTTGCACAGATAAAAAATCAACAGGCTATTACTCTTGCACAAAAGGCTCGTGATACAAAGAAATACGATGACAAAAACGTTCAGTTACAACGTACTGTTATGTCACTAACGCAGAAACAAGCTGCTGAACAAAAGAGAGTCAATGCAGAGCAAGCCAAGAATGACAAAGCAGCAAATCAAAAACCAGGTACACAACCAGCTCAGACAGCTCAAACAGGCTTTCAAGGACAACAAGCTCCAGGAAAAGCATCTTTCCCATAATGTTTACACACAAGCCCGTTAGTGTTCCAAACCTACCGGCAACAATGACAAATAAACAAAGGTGGTATCTAACCCCTGATGGTCAGTACTATCCTTCAATAACAACCGTTCTTGGTGCAAAAGAAAAACCGTACCTTGTTGAATGGAGGAACTCTCTTGGTCATCAAAAGGCCGACAAAGAGATGGAACGTGCTGCTAAGCGCGGTACAGCTGTTCACGAAGTTGCTGAACGGTATCTTAACAACGAAGAAAATCCAACAAGGGACCACGACAATTCAACTGTCAAACTATTCAATCAATTGAAGATATACATCGACAAGATTGATAATATCTACCTCCAAGAAAAGTCTCTATATAGTGACGTTCTTCAAGTGGCTGGGCGAGTCGATTGTATTGCTGATTTTGCTGGTGTCCCATCAATCATTGATTTTAAATCATCAACAAACATGAAGCACACTTGGATGGTTGAAGACTATTACTTACAGGAAACATTCTACTGTCTTGCATTTGCAGAACGTACCCAGATTGAAATACCACAAATTGTCACTCTGATTACAGTCGAAAAGGGACTACCGTTGGTGTTTAAGAAGTCAATTCAGCCATATATTGTTCCTTTGACATTACGGATCAAAGAGTTCTATCAAAAGTTCGTATAAATAACAATAAACAGGACATTCGATATGAAATTTGATGACGTCAAAACACTAGAACGAACATTCCTCTCAGGTAAGGTTTCTTCATTTCCTGACCGTCTATCAATTGGTGAGATAACATACAACTTCTTTGCCGATCGAACAAACAATGTTCGATCGATGTACAACGATAAATTCAAACCAACTATCGTTTATAGTCCTGACGAAAGGACACCAACCGACCACAGTCTCGTATTTGTCTGGGGCCTTAATAAGAAAGGACAAATTGCACCTAGTGGAATTATTACTTTGCCACAATCTATGGCATATAGTAACAGTCTTCATGGTACACCCAATAGTCCTCAGATACAACCAACACAGAGAGTACCTACAGGAAAAGAAACGTCTGTAAATGGTGTCATCGATGCTAGTGGTCAACACGGTACTCCATCGATGAATTTCGATCCATCAAATCCCTTTGGACAACAAGATGAGGAACAGCCACTTAATCAACAAACCGAAAAAGAATCTGATCGTGTTAATAAGGTTAAGACCGATTACGATGCACGTACAATTGGCTCAACAATTGAAGTCACTATAATCGGATTCAACCAAAACATGCCAATTGTTGGGAAGGTTGATACAGGTGCTACATACTGTTCTCTCCATGCAGAAGAACTACGTATTCGACCAGATCCACTATCAACAGAAAACGCTGACCTCGTATCATTCATTTTTAACGACCGTCGTTATACAGTTCCCGTTGTTGACTATCAGGCAATAGCATCAGCTGATGGTGGAGTTAACCAACGACCTGTCATAACGTTCAACGTTAAAATCAAGGACGAATTGCATGAGGATATTATGTTCAATCTCAACGATCGGTCAAACATGGAAGATCCATTGTTAATTGGAATGAACCTTCTTAAGAAGGGAAAATTCCTCATTGATCCAAAAATGGAATCATTCGACTGGCAATCACTCAACAATATATTGATTGAATTCACACCCATTGAATATGAAGAGCCTAAAACCACAAATGAAGAAGTTGTCCGCCTTCTCCTTAAATTGATGGAAAAGTAAACAGATAACCCTGTGATATATACCTCTATAATAGGAGGACATATAAGATGCAAGGTAGTCCGTTACCACCATTACCACCCAAGTCGCCATTTTTTATCGTACAGGATTTCATCTCACCATTATTGTGTGAACATATTATTGCACTAACGTACGATGACACATTCGATCCTAACGTAGAT